GTAAAATTAACTTACAGTAACTTTCCAAGTAATAGCGATAGTGTCACCAGCCTGTTTAGTAACAGTTGGGAAAGTTGTGCGGCAAAGCATAGTACCTGCAGTAGATGCGTTGAAAACGCCAGCTTCTGTAATAGCACCAGTACCAGTACCTGCAGGGAAAGTTGCAGTATATGTAATGTCGTTAGTACCTTGAACAGCGCCAGATAACAGAACACGAGCAGTTTGTGTACCTAGAGCTGTATCGCCAACTACGGCTGTGGCAGTACCAGTACCGATACCCATGTGAGTCATAGCAACTGGGTTGTTAGTAGTTGTGGCAATCATTTTACCAGCGATATAGTTTTTACCAGTGGTAACAACCAAGTTAGGAACTTTATGTTCCATCACAAGTTCGCCTGCCGCATTAAATTGTTGGATATGAACAGCACCAGTAGCCTTGATACCGTCTTCTTGAATCATTTTATCCATAAAATCTCCTTGTTAGAATTGCTGTTGTAGACCAGCATTATACGTTAAATCTTCGAAGTAACCACCTTCATCATACGGGTCTTTGAATAGATAACCGCTTTCGCCAAACCCGCTTGTTGTCTCCTCGTAGTATTTAGCTAAGTTAAATGCAATATCACCAAGTTCGCTGTCGATCGCATATACGACAGCGTCGGTATTTGGTACAATCTTAGTAATATCTAAAAGTGGCAGTGAGTGTGTTGCTGCAGGTTGGTCGTCTAAATTATCCCATGACAAATCAACATTCAGAGTAACATCTTCTTCTTCGGTTAGAGTTTCAGTGAGACCCTTATTAAAGTTATAGTACACTGTACTAGAACCCATATTTTCATGCGAAGCAGTTACAGTTTCAGTTCCCAGGTCTTTCGACAATGTTTTTAAGAAAATACTATCATCAAACTCGTTGGTAGAAGATGATAGATCTTTAATAAAATTGTAGTAGACGTTTGTTGTAACTGGAGTAACAAAACTAAACAACGTAACACCAAGAGACTTGACGAATGCAGAGAACCCGATATCTAAGTTGAAGAAGTTCTGAATACTATATTCGCCGAACATAGCCATACCAGAAGGGTGTAGCATAGTACGAACAACAGCCGCATATGATTCTAATTGTTCATCAATCTTAAGAACATATGAGAATGCTTGATAATATCTAGAGTCTTGAATAAACATAGAGTCATCCAAGAATCCATCGTTAGTTTTGTAGTAGCCTGGATATTTAGCAACGGCACCGAGGTTGACGTTGATAACAGCTGGATTGCTGCTAGAAGTGTCTTGAGCGTCAGTAAAGAATTGACGAATTACAGTACCAACATATGCACCGTCAGACCAATTATAATCCCAATAGTCACCAGCGTTAATGTAACCAATTTCGTTGAACCCTTCTGTGGATTCAAACATATAATAATCATATACAGAACCAAGAATAGGCTCACCTTGCGCCCCAGAACCTGTAGTATCTCCTGGCTTATTCTGTATTGTCAAGAAAGCGTTGGTATATCCAGAACCAATGTTATCAACAATAATCTCAGTAACTACGCCATCCACAATAACAGAATGCGCAGCGGCACCTGTACCATCACCACCAACAATAACTGTAGGGGCTTGGGTGTAATTGGAACCGCCATTAATGACGTCAATTTTACCGATAATGTCAGGCGTTAATTGGAACGAGTTAGAAACAACGCCACCAACGTCTTTTTTTCTCAACTTATTAGAGATAGCTGATGATGGAGATACGGTTAAAGAGAAATCTGTATTGTAATGCAGACCGAATTTGATAACGTCAATTGTCTTCAAACCGCCATTGTCGAAAATAGTTAACACCTTAAACCATAAAGGTGTGCCGTCACCAGAAGAGATCTGAAAAACTTGTCCTGGTTTAAAATCTTGCCCTGGTTCATGGATTCTTAACTTAGCAGTACATGGTAAAATTTGACCCTGGAATACTGCGCCATATTTTACTGTATCACCTGCAATTACATCACCGTAGAAGTTACGATCTAAGAAAATCTCCCAGATATTTTCTTGCTGGTCAAATAGTTGTACTTGTTCAACGTTAGCTGTAATTCTATTTGCAGAAACGGCACCCTTGATGATGTCAGTTCGGTAAATCTTTTTAGATGTTTGAATATCTACTGTTTTACCAACTAGAGACTGTGGATCGCCAGCGTCTACTCGCACGAAAATAGAAACGTCTTGCTTCCATCGCCCATCAGAGATCCTAAGCATTCTCTTACCTGGATAATCCATATAAACTTCTTTACCGAAAAGAATACGGAATAGAAGTTTGTAAGAAGCCTCAGAACCTTTAGCTAGATACTGGTCTTTGACGTGTTTTAAAAGAAAACGTTCTTTATCTTTGTTTGGATTGACGGGGAAGTTGTTAGCCAGCTCCCCTTTAAAATACGTGATGAATTGATCCAGAGCTTCGTCAATATCTTTGGTTTTATGTAGATCAATAGATTGATTATCGACATACTCATAATATGCTTCTAAAAACGCAACAAATGTTGGGTAATTAGCTTGGATGAACTCAGGTAGCTGGCTGGCTACCTTGTCTGATAATTTAATCCTTGTTTTACCAAAGAACGGTGTTACTCTAGTCATTTTTAGATCTGTCTAATAGAAGTGAAGACATAGTTCTTACCAGCTTGGTTGGAACCAGCAGCAGTTGGGTCGTTTACAACGTCTACAGTCAAGTGTTCGCGGTCAACTTGTACAATTTGGTTATATGCTGGAACAACGTCATAGGCTTCGGGTCTCATGATGAATTCAAAAGATGCATCTGCCATAGAAGAAATAACCAAGTTTCGAACAACAACCGTACCAGTTTCATAAATCACTGAACCAATTTTCGCATTAACAATAACTTTATTTTGGTTAGCGTCAAGATAGAATAAACGTAAGTTTCCAACACCATCATCATCAATGTAGTGAATATTAGCTGAGTTTGGAATATAGAAACCAGTAGTCATAACAGCTTCGGTTGGAATTTCAGAGCGATAGATTGGGTTAATCATCGTCAACTTATATTCTGAACTGATGTTATATCTAGGCGCGAATTCTCTGCGCACGAGGATCTTTGTAGTATTGTTAACAATAGCTTGGTCAGCTTCGTCGATCAAACGAACTAACTGAGAATAACGCATAATACCATCAAACTTTTTAAGGTTCTCGTCATCATAAGAATAGATAGCATCGCGAATAATAGTTTCTAACTGAGCAGGAGTCTTTTCAGAAATTTTAGCGTTATAGTAAGCTGTTGTAGAAATTTGAACTTTAAAATATTCTGGATCAATAAACTCTGGTGTGATAGAAACGATAGACTTGGGAGCAATAATGTTGTATTGGATGTAGTCTTTTTGGGATTGGGTTAGTTTGGAAGCATCTTTAGGTTTGATACAAATAAATGTCTTACCGTAAATTGGAGGGTCATTATCCTCACCACCCCAAACAACGATCGAATCAGCTTGCGGGTAATTCTTGTAAATCAGAGATTTGTAATCTTCTGTTGTAACGGCTCTGTTCTGAGCAGCGTATAATTTTGGAGCATTAAACTTGATAGAGTTAATTTCTTCTGGTGAAGATCCACCTAACGCTGGGGTTTGAGAAACAACTGTCAAACCAGAACCCAATAACGCTGTACCTGCATATGAGAATGTGTTTGCGCCATTAGGAGCTTCCAAACTGGAAACATAATACTCAATCGACATGTAGTTACCATCTACTGGTTTATAACCAACAACGCCATCTCCAAAATAAATCTCATACAAACCATCGTCTAGTTCTTTAACGAAATAAACTTTACTTGTTCCGTCAATAGATGTAATAGAATCTGTTGTTTGATAAACTACATAAGAGTCATCAGTTGACGATGAACGCATCTTGACTTTCAGCGTCGATAGGTCAACGTTCTTATTTGGAATAATATATCTCATACCATTCTGAACAAAGTAGTTGAACGATAATGGAATACCCTCAATCAATTCAACGTTGTTGAATGTATAAGAACCACCAGCAGAAACAGTTGTAACGTCTGATGTGTTATAGAACGTGTAAGAAATACCATCAATAGAAGTCAAAAAAGGTTGACCCGCTGGTAGCGTAACAACGTCTGGGTTGTAAGTTGGCGCTGTGATAGTGGCATTAACATACGCTTTCGCGCACAAAGCTGAGTTTGGAAGATAACCTAGCATCTTCGCCAAAGACACGACAGAAGAACGCTTGGACGCGGAGTCCAAGAACATTTCGTTTACAGCTAAGTTAGTATACAGAGCGTTATAATGTGAATTGTATGCAAGGACGTCTAGTAGAATCGAGAAAGAAGATCCTTCAAAGTCATAATCTTGAAATTGCTCTTGTCCAGCTAAGAAGTTTTTCAAGTTACTTTTGATAACATCAAAATCCAGATCATTAACTCTAATGCGTTTATTGTTAGCCATTATCGTGTTCTTTCCAACATAAATTCTAGTTGTAGTGGTCGTTCAGTATTTACAATCCTAAAAACAATACTAACATAAAGAGAGTTATTTTCAGGCGACGCGATAACATCCACGTCTATTAGTTTTACTCGTTGTTCAAAGTTTGAGACTAAATCGACAATCGTTCTTCTAACGATCAACGTAGTCATAGGTGTTATTGGTTCAAACAACGCTTGTCTAATTGGAGACCCGATCTCGCTATGAAATGGTTTTTCATAGTTTCTAATCTGAATTAAGTTTTTCAGAGCTTGTTTGATAGCTTCGTCGTCTTTCTTAACAACGATATCTCGAGTAACTGGGTGTGGTCTAAAATTTAGATCCAGATCGGAAAAGAGTCTTGTTGGTCTGCTCATAAGTATTATTTAGGTTATTCTATGTAAGAGTTTGTACTTCCTGACTGCACTTCGACATAATCTCCATCGTTTAAAAGGTCATCTTTTCTGATAATCGCATATCCTTCTACAAATGTTTTAGACGACCCTGTAATTGGATATCGTTCAACCTGTTGGTGGGTGGTCGAACCATTAGAGTGTTCAGAATATTGACACAATGGAGACAAAGCCCCAATAAGTTGCCCATTAAAACGAGTCTTTACAATTGGGGTTGTTACCATAGGGGTTGGTGGAAATCCATCATGTCCCCTTGAGTAATCGCCAATCTTCGCTATCCCTGACATCACTTAGCCTTTGGTGGAATTTCAGATAATAGATAGAAACCGTGTGGTAAACCTGCGGAATTTCTCTTATATGTTGTATCATTGACCATAGTGAACGCTTGTTTTCTGTTATTATCTTTTCGGTAACTGATATGAATCCAACACTGATCTGGGAATCTGTATTCTAAAATAAGCTGGTCATACTGTACTAGACGTTCAATCTGCTGAATCAATTCATATGTTTTAGTGTACTTGTCTGGGTTCTTGATAGCAATGTCAATACAGTGTCCCTTACAGTGGTCGGAAGAAGGTGACTCGTTTTTGACAACACCCTTTAAACGATATCCTGAAGTTATAACCCACTGTCTATTGTACCCAGATAGACCACCTGGCATAATATCAATAATATTCTCTAAAACGTTGTTTGCCGTATCTGCCATATTCCCAACAATTTCCTGTACAGAATATAGGCGTTCTGTAGAGTTTTTATTGGACTTTAACATTTGCGGAGTTAGTTTATGCTTACCACCAACACCGCCGGAAATCATCATACCAAGAGTTATGTTTTTAGATAGGTGATAGTCGTCAGTGAAGTCTTTAGTTGTCAAAATTAAAGACTTGTCTACAACGACGACAGATTTAGCACCACCGCTCATATTAACAGATCCCTCATCTGCTGTAACTTCTGACGGACGTTCTACACCTTCAGCTTTAGAGATCTTGTCTTGTTGAGAACGACCTTCTGGTGTATCCCAGTCGTCCGGAGTTTCAATAACGTTAACTGTCTCAAATTCTCTTGGCGGAGCAATGCTATATGGGATCTCAGAATTTAATGGTTGGCCAGCAGGTGGCGCGGTCAATTCTACATTCTCTACATCATTTGCGCCTGATGCGCTAACACCAAAGTTACCTTCAGTATAGTTCATATTAAATGTACCAGCGACCAAGATGTCAGCATCGCCCTGCGATTCAATCGCAACTTTAGCAGCCTTGTTCGATAAGTCTCCAACAGCTTGCGTGTTAACATTCGCTTGAGATTTTACAGTAATGTCTCCAGCGTCAACTTTATAGCTGCCGCCAACTTTCAATAAGAAATCTCCACCAACAGCCAAAGTTGTGTCGTTAGCGACACCAATGTCTAAGTTGTTACCAACCGCGATACTTGCATTTTGAGATACTTCAATATTAGCGTTTGATCTAGCGAAAATATTTGTATTACCATCTACTGTAATATTACACTCACCAGCCACGTGTATGCAACCGTTTTGCTCCATCAAAATAAAGTTATCACCAACAATGTAGTTTACTTGTGTACCGTTTGCATCTACTTCTGTAAATGTTCCAGAACGATGATAACTATGAGTTCGCTCTTGACCTGGTGTGTCGTCAAACTCTTGTACGTGACCAGACTCAGATTCATAAACTTTATTGAACGGGTATTTAGATCCATATGGCGCTAGTGGTTGATCCCACGAACCGCCTCCCAGAGCTTTTGGGATACCAACAATACGTTTGGAATCTTTAATACCAACAATAGTACCTTGGATGATACCACGAGCCAAACGGTTCACATCAGATTCGCCGAGATATTCGCGTAGTGGATATTTATTGTTTGGGTCTCGGAAACCAATACTAAACGAACCAGTTGTAATAGATTTTTGCGATGGGCCAGGTTTTCCATCAGCGGATTCAAGAGGAACGTCTGGTGCTGCTGCACCTGCACCCTTTACAACGCCTCCGCTAAGAGTTGATCCGTAGAAATATTCGTAATAAGATATTTTTCTGGAATCAATGTCTGGAGAATTTACACCAACAGCTTTCTTCCCCGCAAAGAACCACCCTGGATTATCATTCGGGTTGACTTTAGAAGATACTCGGTCTTTCAAATATAAAGCTGCCACAGTAGCAGAAACGTTGATGTCATTATCTAAAGAATCTGGATCATTTACAATGTCAATTCCAAGACCCATCTTATTGGCTAAGTCGTTATAACGTTTGTAGTTTGAATACCCAGTCAACTGAATGAAACCACGACCGTAATACTTACCAGCTTGTTCGTCGCTAGTGTGGCCGAAGAATCCTTTACCACGTTTAGTTGGACCATAACACCATGAAAAGAATTCTTGTCTGGTCATGCCCTTCTTTACAGCGTTAGAATAACGAGAAACGTCTTCTTCTGTGGCAAACGAGAATATCTGTTTTAGTCTGGCTGGTGTATAGTTATAAGATTCTTCTTTTGGAACCCACCCAGATTCACCACCAGCGATCGCCAATAAAGTGCACTTCTGTTCTTTAGTAGTTAAACCAACCTTATCGCAGGCAGCAATAAGAGCTTTAATACCTTCAGAAGATTTAGCTTGAGTGTTTCTAAATTCTGGAGGTGGAATTGTTGGAATAGCATTATTAGTTGGAGTGTTCTTTACAGTATCTGCGCGAGTGTCACCCGCAGAAGCACTGGTTAGAGTTTTAGACTCCGCCACGAATTTCGCGTTTGCTGGTGGCTGAGTAAATTCTAAAATATTCTCGCCAAAATCTCGAACGTTTGTAGATATTGTAATCTGGGTTCCACTGTCAATAGATACAATAGTTGTACCTTCAATGATACCGTAACCGCTAACGCGCATGTTAGCTGTAAGGTTTGAAGTTAAATTAGTACGACCAGCATTATTCGGATCATAAAAATAAATCTTATTTCCGTTTGTTGGCCCTTTTACAGTTCTTAATGATACAGTTTCTTGTGTACCTTCTAAAATTGGTCCAGAGTCATCGAAGTCAATAGGTACAGGCTCAGTCGCGATACCGCCAACTGCTCCGAGAATAAGACCCTGTTGTAAAGTGTCGTCTAGATAAGTGACAACGACAGAAGTACCTTCCACTGGACCAACGTAACTAAAACCAATACCATTCATAGCAGCAGAAGTTGATGGTTGCATTGAAGCGCACCATGGTAAATCTGCGGTTGGTAATAAGTTTTTGTCGTGAGTGTGTAAACCAACAACTCTCACTTGGCAGCGTCCAAGTTCTAGTGGGTCGCTTCTGTTTTCAACAATACCAAAATAGATGTTCATAATGTCCTTAATTGAACTTTTTAATTGAAGAGTCTTTAATCAATTCAATTGAGCACTCGTGCCCCTGGGTTGTTATAATATGGTTAATTGCAGCAATAAGATACTTACCAGAGTTGATTGTATCCGCAATGTCTCTTTGTGTTTCTCTTTGGCTAATTGGTTGCATTTTATTCATAGACACTGTAACCACTTTTCCAACGGTGTAGTCTAATCGTCCAGCAACGTTGATAATCATTTTATTAGACTCTGCCATTTTTAAGAAAGAAATTCTTTCTTGCACGATCTTCGCGTTAGTTGTATCACCAAAGCTAGTAAATGTTTCAAACGCTCTAGGATACACGATCTGACGGGCATTACTTCTATGTGTTGCCTTAGAAGAAAACAGTGGATTTGGGTTTAAATGTTTTTGCGATCCAAATCTAGTCTGTGCCGAATAATTTCTAACAGTGTATGTCTTTTTAGTGGAGTCATAAGACATAAGTTTAGAACTCAACATACCACTTCTTAATCTATCCAAATAGTCATATGACACTGGAATATCGTAAGTAGAAATACGCTTAAAGTCTTCATCAATGTTAAGAATGTTTCCACCCATTGGAAATTGATCACGGGTATATTTATCAAAGATAAACTGTTGAAACACCTGACCTTCATATAACAGTTCTAAAGACTTAAAATTGAACCCATCTCTATTTTCAAAAAATAGATAAGAAGGAGACTGCGACTGAGAAATAGCGTTATCTGCTAAGAATGTTAGGTTTTTAACAGGAGACCAAAAGTTAGAAATATATTTGATAGAGTTACGAGTTTCTTCAACAATAAACTTTTTATCTGTTTCTAATCCATCCATCTTGTCTTTAACAAAGGTTGGAACGATATCTGAGATCTTACCAGAATAAACTTTACTATTCTTTTTGTTTGTATCGACCAGCGATTCATACGACATGAAATACAACTCATAACCAGCTGCACGATCACCCAGAACAACTCTGTCCGCCATTTTGTAAATATGAAACTTACCGTCAATCTTAGAACCAAGTTGCGGTGTGGTAACTCTCAACTCTAATGTTTCTTCACCGATTAATGGCAACACGTTTGACAAATCTAAAGTATCTTTTAGAGATAAAATTCCAGTAATGAATGGCGAGAACAAGTCTTCAAAGATTTGAATTTGAAGAACTTGCCCTTGGATTTCCTGATATACCCCTCTTGATGTTGTGACAACAACACGGTCAATGGTTATATCACCAGCAAACCTTAATGAATTTTTATCTATGTACCCGTTACTCATAAAATTTCTTCGTAGTTCTTAATTACCGTTTCAAGTAACGCAGGGGAAATCAATCTAATTTTGCGTTTAACGTCATTTTCTCGTCTATGAACCTCGTCTCCTGATACAGGGATTGCGCCTTCAGATAATGGGTTAACAATTAATCCTTGTTGATTGATAAAGAACACTGGGTGGTTTTCTCTTCCTTGAGTGGTGATAGTTAATTGCCCCTCGGGTGTACCAGTCATCTTATAGTTAAACTTCACGCCAGTAATAGCAACAGTTGAATTGGATACCAGATCTAACTCAGTGTCGCTAGTTATACTTTTAATTGTGCCAATTCTAACACCACTTAAAGTATATAGATCCATACCAACTAACAGATTAGTGGTAAATTCTGTTCCAGTACCATGCACAGTTGTTGATGATGGTAAACATGTAATTGCACCGACAGGGTATGGAAAAATCTGAAAGAACCTCTGTGTGACGCGATCCAACCCGTTGTGTGGTTCAACGTGACGAACGTCTGGAAATCCAAAATTATTTGAAAACTTCAAAGTAGATGTTTGACCGCTGATTGTGAATGTAAACTCTGAAGTGATATATTCTGGGTCAAACGGCGCTGGACTATCATGAATAATAAAATTCAGTCGCTGTTCCATATATCCGCTTTCTGCATTATATTCTTCGTCGAAATACCAATCTTTAGAGTGCAGAGTTGGGTTATATACGTGCTTGATATGTTTAGTGATTTCAGTTTCAGTTAATGGATAGTCTGATAACCAATCAAATTTTTCGTTGGTCAACATAACAACCCAGTGGTATTCTGGGTTGCCATAAAATTTCTCTGCTATAATTTCTGGAGTGTCACCGTCTGTAAGATCATATTCGTCATACAAAGTAATGTTTCTTAGAATGTCTTTTTTAATTCTGATATTTCTAGTTACATCTTTTACGACTTCAGTTCTAGATGTTCCATCTTCATATTTGAAGTCGTAAAGAAAAGAAGGAAAACTTTTGAAATACATTAATAACCTCCAACAACTGTTTCTTTAGACAACAACATAAGTTCTCTAAAACCAAGTGTGATGTTAATTTGTGTAGGCATACCGTCGCTGAACACGCTGAAATTACCATTGGGTGTATAATTTACGTTCATCTCTTCTAAAACACAAGAAGTGTGTTTATGAATTTTATCATTTTCTCTGTGGTTCGCATAGTAAATTATATCAAACTCTGATGGGTAGATGTAGATAAATTGATTTTCAGTTTTAAACTCAGGGTGCATGTGAAGTTTAAACTCTTCAATAATGTTAATAACATTGCGAGCTTCTGCAGAGCTTCTTGGGTAAAACTGGTAATCAAATGTAAACTTACGGAAATCCACACCCTTGAACGTTTGTTCCTTTTTAGGGTTTGCTGCAATACCAAGTTTTGCAGAAATTGCACCAGCGTTTGGAACTTTCTGTAGAGCAATACTTGCAGCGGCTTCGGCACCAACGGTTGCTTGTTTGTTGACAGAACCTTTATTACTCAATGCTTTCATCAAACTATCTGAAATAGAAGAAGCTGCAGCTAAGTTAGCCGTGTCTTCTTCTGACCACTGCATACCATAACGTACAGAAAGCTGGTTGGGGATATGTAGCGCGATTGCAGTTTTTAAGCGTCGTAGAGACTTGGTGCCTTCCGGACCAAATAAACCAATCGCCCCAGTACCAATAGTAGCACCTGCGCCTTGTTTCAATGCACCGTTTAAACCACCAGAAACCAAACCTTCTGCTGCACCAACTAAGCCTGCTGAAGTGACGACTTCATTAGTGGTCATTGGTTTACCAAGGAATTTTTCTCTATGTCTTGGTTCAACATCTGAATCTAACAGAACGTTAGAGTCTCCTGGTCCTTTTAGCTTAGAATCATCGCTGATGTTGATATAGAACACTGCATAGTTACCACCATAGGCTTCACTTAGCAAGTTATCTGGGTAGCAATGTTGTCCGAATGAATACTTGTTGGTTTCAAACTTTGTACCGTATGTTTTTTCTAGAGATTCATTTGGGGAAATACCCTTGCGAATTTGGTCTTTAACACCAGCATATGCTGTCCCAACTTGGTCACCTGCCCAAGAACCGAAATCTGCACCCTTAGATAATAGATTTGAAAAATCCATATTTTTCCTAAATAGAAATTGTTGTCATACTATTTATGACTCGTTAATTACAATCGTCTTTATTTATGTTCCATAAGAGAAAATTCATGCCGTCAAACCCTGGTAAATACTCAGGGGATGTTAGCAACATAATCATGAGGTCATCATGGGAGACCAAATTCGCCCATTGGTGTGATAAAAACTCAGCCGTGATTAGCTGGAGTTCTGAAGAAACGATCATCCCGTACTTGTGCCCAACGGATAATAAAGTACACCGTTACTTCATAGATTTTAAGATAAAGATACGCCAATCAGATGGGTCTATTAAGGTTTTTCTAATAGAAATTAAACCTTTTAAACAGGTTATGGGGCCAAAAGCTGGCGCCAGAAAAACACAAAAATTATTACAAGAAACTTACACATTTGTGAAAAATCAAGCCAAATGGAAAGCCGCCACAGAATATGCAAAAGACCGTGGATGGGAGTTCAAAATCTTAACGGAGAATGAACTAGGCATAACTAAATAATAGTTATGCCTGTACTTTTATCTCAAACTAAGA